ATCGTATCAATGTAGCACGTCTAGTTAACTACATTCGTACAATCCTTGCTAGCGTTGGTAACGGCTTCTTGTTTGAACCAAATGACAAGATTACACGTGATCAGATCAAGCAAATTATTGAAGGTGCAATGAATGACCTAGTTGCCAAACGCGGTGTCTACGACTACCTAGTAGTTTGCGATTCATCAAACAACACTCCAGAGCGTATTACACGTAATGAATTGTATGTTGATATTGCTATCGAGCCAATGAAAGATGTTGAATTTATTTACATTCCGATTCGCTTGAAGAACCCAGGTGACATCGCTGCGTTAGGTTAATAAAGTAGGAGTTTAACTGGGAACCAGGGTTCCCAGTTGACCCAAAAGGATGATAAATAATAGTAACAGGAGAATATAAATGTCAGTTGCATCGTTAACAAAATTTACAGTACCGCTAGCAAGTAGTCAAAGTGCTAGCAGCCAAGGCTTGCTAATGCCGAAGTTGAAGTATCGCTTCCGTGCTAGTTTTGAAGGTTTTGGTGTAAGTGCTGACCGTGTAGAACTAACAAAACAAGTCATAGATATCAAGCGTCCAAGCGTTTCATTTAGCCCAATTACACTTGATGTTTATAACAGTAAAGTGTATATACAAGGTAAGCCAGAATGGCAAGAAACATCAGTCAACTTCCGTGATGACGCAGGTGGTAATGTTGCACGTTTAGTTGGTGAACAAATTCAGAAACAGTTTGACTTCCTAGAGCAAGCAAGTGCAGTATCCGGAGCAGACTACAAGTTTATTATACGTTATGAAGTGTTAGATGGCGGTAATGGTGCAGCTACACCAAACGTGTTAGAAACTTGGGAACTGTACGGTTGCTTTATCAGCAATGCTGATTACGGCGATTTGAACTACGGCAGCAATGAAGATGCTAGAATTGCATTAAACATCAAATTTGATAACGCAATTCAAACCCCAGTAGGACAATCACTAGGCGCAGCAATGGCAAGTGGTGTTGGAAACGCATTAGGTTTCTAATATTGAGTAATTTAAAGAGCCCGGAGAAATCCGGGTTTTTTTACGGCTAAATAATATTATGACCCTACGAAACAATCAATTCCTAAGACCGTTAAATGCTAGAAATCCTGCGAATGTTAGCACCGATGGGAAAATCTTTGATTACTCCCACGCAACTCAATTATTTGTTGCTGACAATTACAGGTTACAACCTAAGTATAGTTTTTTATACTATGTAAAATTTGACAGAGATGATCGAGTATCTACAATTAAGAATAGCGCACATTTAACAGAAACGGGTCAACTGGTTAAATCTGTTTCGTTACCAAAGTTTACTATTGATAACAAAACACTAAATGCTTACAATAGAAAAAATATTGTTCAAACAAAAATAAACTATGATCCTGTGCAGATAACTTTCCATGATGATGGTGATAATACAGTTTTAGATTTTTGGAAAGATTATTACGATTATTATTATAGGGACGGAGATTATAGAAACAAGTTTAGTGATGTCACCACATCAAACTATCAGCAAACTCACAAATATCATTTTAATAATGCTGCCCCTATGAACTCTTGGGGTTACAGTTTAAGAGATAAGTCTAACGAAGTACATCTGTTAAAAAATATTCGAATATACAGTTTGAATCGAGGCACCTTTACTGAATACGTACTAGTAAATCCAAAAATTACCAGTTTCCAACACGGACAACATACTGCTGGTGAAAACAGCACACTTACACATACCATGTCAGTTTCCTATGAATCTGTTCTTTATTATTATGGATATGTGACAGATTCGTCAATCTCTGGTATGCTTAATTTGCATTATGATCGCAGACCTAGTTCGCTAACACCCACTGGAATACGTTCAACAGGCACTGGTGGATTTGCAAGGCCTCGAGTGTTTGGTGCTAGAGGCGTATTTGGCAATGGTGGTATACTTGATACCACAGATCAAATTGTAGGCGATCTCAAAAGAGGAAATATTAGTGGAGCGATAGCTAAAGGTTTTAAAGGCTATCAAAACAACAAAGGTGCTAATCTTAAAGACATTGCCAAGATGGAAGCCAAGCGAGCACTTATTAAAGGTATCTTGACAGGAACTAATCCTTTCAGTGGAGTAAACATTCCTGTTATCAGTAACCTAGCAAAAGGTGTAGGCGGTGCAATACAAGATGGTGCTAATTGGACAGCAGCCAAGTTTGGTATTAACCAGACAAAAGTTAATAATCAATCAAGTAGTTATACCGCTTCGCCACAATCCAGTACCTCCAAGGTATCCTACGATCAAAAACAAAAACTAAACACAAATGGAACTCCACGTGATACCAATGTGGTAAGCAATGGCAGTAATGTCTCTGCCAACAAGCCAGGAGACAATGTGTTTAACTCACCAACATATAGAATGCCCAAAGATACCAGTGCAGACATAAGTCAAGATACTGGCTTTAACCCAGTACAACTCAATGGTAGTGTACAAGGACCAAACAATGCAGCATCACTACGAGCAGCACAAGATAGAGCGGCAGGCAATAGTAACGCAGCGAATCCAGGCACTCCCGCAGCCGGCGTAGCATTTAATCAAGGAGGCACAAGACCGTCACCTGCATCAGACGCAGGATCAAATTGGGAACCACAAACAGGTGGAACAGGTGCCTCTAGCTATACTCCTTACTATGCACGTCCGATGAACAACACACCAACAGAACCAAGCAACCAAGGCCGAGTATCTCCCGCAAATAAAGCATCACCTATTCCTGGACTACAAGGCGGTAATGGTGGAGTGAACATATAATGTCAACGTCGCCATCTAATATCAGTGACCCTAAATTGGGTTTTTCAGAGCCAAATACACAAGAATTTTTTAATAATTTCTTTACTAAAGAATACAACATCAGCCCTGATGCAAATGATGCTGTGGTGGCATTTTTTGAAAACATAACTGACAATAGAGAGTCGGCACAGGCATTAAGTGCAGCGGTTATCTATACTTGCTTAACACAAGAAATTAGTCCAATGAGTATTCTACAACAATTCTCTAGTTTGCCTCAAGGCGAGCTAGATGTTTATTTGGCCATGTTCTTAAACTTAAACAGAATTCCCAGTAGTTTATTAGGAGTAACTAATACTCCTGTCACCAACAAGTATGTTCAACGCACCTTCATTCCATAATGGCCAAGTACGCAAACGGTTTGTATCAGTTACTGAATCCTGGGAAGTATGTAGGTAAGAAAACACCTCACTATCGTTCAGGGTGGGAACATACCTTTATGCGTTTTTGCGATAACAATCCCAGCATACTACAATGGGCTAGTGAAAGCATACACATCAATTACAAGAATCCGTTTACCAACAAAGCCACAATTTATGTACCAGATTTCTTTATTGTGTATGTTGACAAGAGTGGTGCCAAGCGAGCCGAACTGATAGAAATCAAACCCAGCACACAAGCCACACTAGAATCTGCCAAAAGCACTAGAGATCAAGCCGCAGCAGTTCTTAACATGTACAAGTGGCAAGCAGCACAAGCCTGGTGCAAAACACAAGGCATCTCCTTTAGAGTAGTCACAGAAAACGATATTTTCCATCAAGGCAACGGTCGGTAAATATCTGTATGACGAAAAAATTAGAAGCACTATTTAATCTGCCCGAGCAGACCACAGAAGAAATTTCTGTAGAAGATGCACAGCATATTATTGACGAAAATCAAGACATAATCAATCAAGTAAACGGCGCTATAGACAAGATTGATGCAGCCCTACCACTAGTACGTGACTTGGAAACTGGCGATACCGAGCTAGATGAACTGGCCAAAATGGCCACAGACAGCTATCAAGATCTAATGGACTTGGGCATGAACGTAGATGCACGTTTTTCGGGTACTATATTACAAACAGCGGGCACATTGCTGGGACATGCCATTGCAGCTAAAACAGCCAAAATGGACAAGAAACTACGCATGATCAACCTGCAGTTGAGCAAACAAAGATTAGACTTTCAAATGGAGCAAGCAGCCAAAAAAGCCGCTATAGCAGACGATGAACCAGTTGAAGGTCAAGGCATAGTTTTGGATAGAAATGCGCTGTTAGAGAAGATTCTAGGTAAGCCTACAGACCAAAACAAAGCAAAATGAATAAATAGAATATACGGGGATTTAACACATGAAAGCATTCGGAACATACATCGCAGAGCTAAACACAGCATACACATTCCGTGTTAAAATAGCTGGCGTAGAACCAACAGGTGAAGTTTTTGATAGAATCAAAAACGCACTAGACACTTACCAAGTAGAAAACATCAGCAAGCCCAAGCGCATGCCAATTCAAGAGCATAGAGAGTTTCCCAAGCTGGGCCCATGCGAGTGCTACATCATGGAAGTGACAGTTAAGTATCCAACTACTCCAACACAAATTCGTCAAGTGATTGGCGCAAGAGCAATGATAGATCCAAGTTGCCTATGTGTTTATAACGAAGATACAGCAGCACAAGAAGACGCAGTTCAAGAGCGCATTGACAATCAAGGTGCAGTATTAACTGAACCAGATATGAAAACAGAAGCTGCACCTGAATACGGTGACAAGCTGGTTGGTTCATTCTTAAAAGAATTAGAATCTCGCAAATATGAAATTGCTGGTAATGAAAAAGCTGACGGCAAAACAACAGACAGTCTTCCACAGAACAATAACAGTATCCTTAAACCAAATACTACCCCAAGAGGAAAATAATCATGAGTAACAACATATACAATATCTTAGGCAAATTAAATGCATTGGCACCTAAGGAAGAAACACCAGAAACCGTAGTGCAAAAACCTGTTTACGAATCAGTTGCGGCTCGTGGTAGCGTACTAGAAGGCATTGGTAAAGTTGAATCTAGACTGGCACGTATGTTTGCTGAAGAAAAAGCAAATGAAGATATGCTGGCCAAGAAAGACTACGATGGCGATGGCAAGAAAGAAAGTCCAAAAGACGAATACATGGGCAGCAAAGACAAAGCTATCAAAAAATCAATGGGCAAGAAAGACCTAGACGAAGAAACACATGGTCAGTACCTAGCACAAAAAGAAAAAGAAGCCGAACAGTCTGGCAAGAGTTCTTTCCAAGCATTTAAACAAACACATCCAGTAGATGGTAAGCCTGGTGTTGAAGAAGCAGAGGAAGAAGAAACAGAAGAGTCATTAGAAGAAGGTTTTGATGACTTACAAAAGTACATGGCCGACAAAGCCAAAGGCGCCAAGCAAGGTGGCGGTGCTGGCAAGAAGCAAGGCACACGTTACGGTGGCGGCTTACAAAAAGACGACGAAGGCGACAAAGAACCAGCAGCAGATAATGCACCAAAGAAAAAAGGTCGTCCTAAGAAAGACAAGTTTGCTGAATCATGGAAAGTATATGCCAAAGCTAAATTAGCAGAAGGTGTTAACTTTGCTGAAATGATGCGTGAAGCTAATGCAGAAGCAGATGAACTATTGACAGAACTACAGATGGAAATCTCCGAGTTCAAGAAGTCAGGACACATGGGCGACAAACTACGTGACGTATTAGAGTTGCACAAGTTTAGCAAGAAGCCGGTCATTGACGAAGTTGTAATGCCAGAAATGGCACCAGCAGCTCCACCACCCATGGCAGAAAGCGGCGCATTCATTCCAGGACGCACAGTTTACTGGCGCGGTAAAGAGGGCGAAGTGGATCGTGTAGAAGGCAACAAGTGTTTTGTGCATAGACCAAACGGTGAAATGGATGTATGGCCAACACGTGAGTGCAGCACAG